AAGAGTTTCTTGACTCTCTGTTCTCAGACCACTTGTGTCTCCCATATCCGAAGATACTTCATTGAAGACTTGTCTGAATGTTTCTATAGTACTGTATTGGTCTACTTGTTTAGCCATGAATTTTATCTACCAGTTGTGTTAATAATGTTTTAATATCTGAAACATCTTTCTTTAAATTATTTATCTCTTCTACTTGTCTTTTGAAGCTTTCTTTCCTAAGTTTTTGCGCCCTATAAGCATTAATATCAGTATTCACCACAGCAGTAGATTCTGAATCTCTTGCTAATGATGAATGACCTTCTACTTTCCAATATTCAGACATTATGCAAGTCCTAAACATCTAAGAGCAGATACCATAGGAATTACTGAAGTGTTTGTTGCTTTACCTACAATCTTAACTGAGAAAGCACTAAACTCTGGCAAGTCTTCGACTGACCATTCGTTTTCTTTAAAGTTTCTAGCATCCGACTCTACTGCAGTGTTTGGTGAACCATCACCATTAAAGTATGACCACCCTAAATCATCAAACGGTGTTGAGTCATCATTCTTCAGCACTTTATATAGTACTTCAACACCTGTAGTTTCGGGTTTAAATACATCTGCAACAACTCTTAGAGATGTAGCAGGAGTTTTTAGATTGACTTTTCTAGTGATATAAACCATTGCATTGTTATCACCATCGGGGTCTGTTGACGGGATATAATTGTCTGCAGAAGTATCAATGTTGTTAATTCTATTCAATATCGCAATAGCACCAACTGTACCCACGTCTATCACTGGTGATATATTAGGTGTTGCTGATTGTAGTTGCAACGTACACGTAAAGGATTTCGTACTTGCCATTTCATTTTGTTCATTGATTGGCGATGCAACAACACTTGATGTTCCAGAGTATGCGTTATCATTTAGTGTAATGAAATCTTGTGTTGAGTTCTTATCATATGCGTTACCACGTAGGTTATAACCTTCAGGCGAATCCATAGGTGTTCTAGTTACTGCAGCCAAAACTCTTGTCAATGGCGGAATAACATTCGGAATCATTGTGTGTATAGAATCGTAGTAGTAGTTTCTTGTTGCAAAAGAATTCGAACCACCACCTACTGTAGATTCCAAGGCACCATAACTTGATTTTAAATCATATGATGATAGGTCGGGTACTATTGTGAATGCATCGATTTCTATATTACTAATAGTACTATATCCAAGAGTTCTATTCAACTCTTCGATTGGGAACCCACCTAGAGTATCACCAACCTTATCGATAACTATTGTACAATCCGCTGTTCCACCATCAAAGTCTGTGAATGTTAAAGTGTTACCAACAGCATGTCCTTCGCCAGGGTTCGTAATTTTAGAACTAGTGATGTTATTATTTACAACTACAATTTCTACAGAACAACCAGTACCACTACCAGTTGTACTTGATTGTTGTACAGTATATGTACCAGCACTTGGTGTTCCCGATACACTAGGTGTTGCAATTAGTAATACACCATTTAATGCATTACCTGTTATGCCACTTAGAATAACATTTGAATCTGCCTTATACATACCATGTGAGTAGTTATATACCTTCACATAGTTTTTACCAATGTATGTTTCAATCGGGTTCGATTGTAGTTTTGTAGTTGGTAATGCATCATTTTCAAATACCAATTTTGGTGTTTTTGATTGGTTAAATACAGCCCTTTTGATTGTAAACTTGAGGTCATCTTCCTGTGTAGCAGTCCATGTTGATGCGTTCTGTGATAAGAACAATGAACCAGCATATGGTTGTCCAGCAATTGTCTGACCTGTTGCAATATCTTTTTCACCCATTCTAGATATGAAAGCCTCATACTCATTTGAGTTAGAGTAAACTACAAAACAATACTCAACATCTTGTTGAAGGTATACTGGTGATTCAAAAGTAAATGTTGTCGCCTTGCTTCCATCTTGTGATGTGCTGACAGCAGATGGGTTCAATGTTACCACTGAGAAAGGCATTACTATTTGGCCAGGATATCCATTAACCATGTTTCTAATTTCAACAGAAACTGGGATATGTGTATCTTTAGACTGGAAGAATACATCAATTCCAGTTGCAAAGGTACCACCTGATTGTTCCACTAGGAATGATTGAGCAAGTGGGTCACCCCATCCTCTTTCCAACTCGGCGAATTGAGGTTGTGTAGTTCGACCCGTGAAATCTTGCCAAGTATCTACTGGTGTCATGGTTACAGGTTCTGGCGGTATCACTGGAACGGGCGGTACCAAAACAGGTGGCGGAGTTGTATCATTTGGTATTGGAATGAAAACAGGCGGTGATTGAATTACTGATATAACAGGAATTTCAATCTCCACGATTCTTTCAATAATAACTTCTTCTATTAAAATCTGTGGTGGAAGTTCAATGTAAACTTCTCTAATAGGTGGTATTTCGGGAATAGGCACTGGTGGTGCAACAGTATCCCAAGGCAAGATATTCGTCCTTTCGCCAGGTTTTGTAATCTGTCTTTCGCCACTTGTTCTTTCACGAATAACTCTACCATTTCTTGTAGATGTAACTTCAGTTTGAGTTGATGTTAAATGACCCTGAGCCTGATACATACCACTACCATGTGAATTAGGTGATGATATATTACTGTAACTTGAAGTAACTCTTAATTCTCTTTGACCAGTAGGGAATTTTCCGCCTGGCAAAAGGAAGTTCGCCTTCAGTTCACCATTTTTGTCTGTCTTTGAAATTGATAGGACGGTTGTTCCACCATTATGTGAGTATGCAGAACTAGTAGGTGCGATGTAACCATCTATTCTTTCGTTATCAAAGAAGAAATAATGGAATGTATTTGGTTTTAAGTTTGTACAATGTATCGCAATAGTTCTAGCACGCATGAATGGTATAAGTGTTACACTTACAACTCTGTCATTTCTTGTTTCTACAAAGTCTTCAACAACACTTGTTGTTACACCAGTTCTTGTTTGTGTTTCTACAGTCTCTGTAATCTCTCTTGTTACCTGAATTCCTGCAGTCCATGTACCATGTTGTGTTGGGTCTCCATTCCAAGAACCATTTGAAGTTGCTTGTACTTCAGTAGCAACCGTTTCGGGTTTACCCGCCCATGTAGTCTGCCATTCGTTCCAAACGGTTCCCATAGCATTTTTATTTTCAGACACAAGTGCATCGAAGTTACCTTCTCTATTAATTCTTACTTCTGGCAATTGGTCTCTGTCTTGCCAAATATCTGTTTCGGGTGTTAACTTAACATTACCAAAGAAACTGAATACGTGATATGGGTTGACATTGATATGTCTAGAGGCCTTATCATTTTGTGCTAAATTAGTAGTTGTATATGGTAAGGTAATTAAATCCCCTGTCTTCTGATAATCAGAAGAAAGAGCAGTGTTTAAAGATATATCAAAGAACTGTGAGAAGTTCTTAGGTCTCATAGCACCAAGTTCAGTGTCAATAGCAACGTTATAGTCGGGATGGTTAACATCTCCAACTCTGTGTCCTTTAAAGTTATCAACTAAGAAACCTGACTTGAATCTATCGAATCCATCTGCATCTAGTATTTGTTTTGTTTGTGTGTCTTTTTCCAATAGAGAAAGAGATGTAATTCTTTCTAAGTTAGTCACACGGTTATTAATCTTACCGATATCTTTCATCGTAAATCTACGATGGTCATGTGACCTTACTTTAACATTTTTTATACTAGAAGTATAAGCAGGAACCTGTAGTTCAAATAACTCAATAGCATCATCTATACCTTTTGGTTTAGTTGGTGATAGTGAAGGTATCCCTACTGCAGTTTGGAATGTACCTGATTTGTGTAGATATACTTTATCGGTTCTACCTACATAGAATTTTATATCACCAGTTACACTTGAGCCTGGAACTGGGGAATCATTTGTGATTGCATGTGTTTGTGTAATGCCAGCTCTTGAGTCACCAAAGTTTCTACCTGTATCATAACCAAACGGAGCAAATACAGCACCAGTTGTATTATCTGATAAATCAATTGCGTTGGTTGGAGTTTTTGAATTGTCTATTTTAAAATTAGAAGTTCCAAGAATCTGTCCAGCAACTGGTCTAAAGTCAATACAATCTGAAAGTTCAAATGTTCCATCGGGTTCTAAACCACCCAAGTCTATTCTATTGGGGGAATATACTGGTATGTCATCATAGTCGATTGACTTATATGATTCAACATCAAAATATTCTCCAGCAGCAGCAGAAAAATAATCGAAACAAATAAGTAGTGGGCCGTTAGGAGCAGGTTCTCCAGTTTTTCTTGTTAGTTTTCCAAGGTCATAGTAACCATCTCTTTGACCATTATCAAAGAAGTATCTACTCTTAATATCTTCTGAACCTTGATGTACGTTTGATATAGTAACAGATGCACTTGATGATGCGCCAACAATTACCTCATTCTCAACAAATGAACCACTAACCATTCTATAATGAGATATAGCACCACTACCAGCATAGTATACCAATATTGCACGTGCAGTTGATGTCTGACCAACCAAAGTTTCGTATTGTGTAAATGTTCCAGTAACTGTACCAAAACTTGCATTCGGCATAACTGGTGCAGTTCCACCTTCGTATATTGCATGAATCTTATGAACGTCAGCAACACCTAGTGTAATTTCTTTATCATCATATGCAGTTCCATAATAACCATTAGCACTTCTAGGTTGAGTGACTTTAAGCAATCTTGATTTGTTTAGTGTTTTAGAACGAGATGATGGAGAAGTCAACAATACTGTAGATGTAACTTTAAGAACCGCACCACTATTGTTTGCTAGTGTACATGTTAATTGATTACCAGTCACATTGGGACTTAGGTTTTCGATGTTTAGTAAATCCCCAGCATCGAATGCGCTACTATCTGAAGATGCTTTTACCACTGCGATTGAGAAGTTATCTGTATTTCTAGCTTCGAAGGTTGCTTGAGAACCAGCACTAATAGTGAATGCACCACTGTTTATTGTTACTATGTGTTGTCTTCTTAATTTAACATTCTTACCAGTATGTTCAGCAACCCAATCTCTAGGCCATGCGTAGATAGCTGCAGTTTGGTCTTGTTTATGAATTCTAACTCTACGTCTTGTTACATTACCATTTGAGATTGGAGATACGCCAGTGTTGTCGGTACACTGAGCATTACTAGAATCTGTAACAGTTTGAATAACTCTTTGGTTGCCAGTACCATCAATGATGATGTCACCTTCTTTAAGTTCGGATGCGAATCTTGAACCAAATCCTGACAGTGCGCCTTGTGCCGTTAATGAAATAGAACCTGATAAAGTATTGTCGGCATCTGCAACAGCATCACCAACGAATGTTTGTAAAGTAGTATCTTTTGAAGCTTGTGTAACCCCACGAGTACGGTCTACGTTATAGGTTCTTGTCTCTGTAATTGTTCCTGTTGCACTTGTCTTACCTTTAGTGGATATAGTATCACCAGTATAGAAACCACCAGTAACATCGTGAATATATACAGTTGTGTTACTTGTGTTATATGCGACAATACCTGTACCAACGATTTGACCTGCTGAGTTTGTAGATACTATTTGGTCACCTTCAGTAAATGTACCAGTAAATGTATTTGCTTTAACTTCAGTATACATTTTGATATCAAATAGATATATGTTCCAAATAGAAGTAGTTTGGTTATATTCACCACTTGAATCCGAAGCACCACTATGTAAGTCTACATTTCTAATACGTGCTTTACCAATATGCTTTCCAGCAAAACTTGGCGACCCAGCATTAACGTTTGTTGAATTCTGTACAGTATCATACAAGTCCATATCACCATATCTTTCTTGACTTGCATTTGTGCCTTCATTACCAAATTCTGGCAATCCATGTGCATTTGTGACTCTTAAAATATTACCTAATCTGACTGGTGTATTAGAACCAGCGAGTGTGACTGTTGACCTCGCTTTTGCAAAGTTTAGAGATGTTGTACCAATTTTATCAATCTCAAAACCTTTAACATACGCTTTACCTGGCGATATTTGCATAACAAATCTGTCTGCATCACCACCATATTGTTCAGTATAAAAACCGTTATTTGTTGTGTTGTTTAGATGTTCTCTAAGACTATGTGTAAATTGATTAACAACAAAATCACCGTTAGCATCAAATGTTCTTCGTGCTAATGTTTGTTCAATCTGACCATACTGCGGTCTACTGATTTTATTTTCGATGATACCACCATTAACTCTTGCAAGTTCAATAAAGTCAGCGTCATCTGTTGTGTCTAATTTAAATTTAGAGAGGACAAGTTCCATCTTAAGTCTGTCTGCTCCAGCAGCATTCTCGTTTGATGTACCTTGTGAGTTGTCCAATAGTGTAGTGTCTGTTGCACTATCTATAATTGTTTCTGTTACGTTTAGACCTATTCTATAACTTGGAGCAGCAGAATATTTCTCTAGAACAATTTGTTGTTTATCTACTAAACAGAAGAATCCTCTAATAAAAACAATACCTTCTGAAATACTAGCAAGAGATGCCCTACCTATCGGGTCGTCTGTAGTTGCTTTAATTGTAAACTCATTATTATTACCACTAACAACGTTAATCGTACCATCTTCAGAAATCGATACTTCTTGTAGTACCTCATTTTGATAGAATACTGGTGAGTTATAAACATCTGTACCCTGTGAATGGAAATGAAGGAATAGTGTTACAGGGTCGTCTGTAGTTTCTGCTGTAGAGTTTGTTACCTTTGCAACAACACCTGAACTTTTACCTTGAAGATATTTACCATGAAATGAAGTTCTGTACGATTCAACCGATGTTTGACCGCTAGCATTAGGATTAGCAGACTTGACCTTCACATAAAAGACATCCATGTCAACATCAGATTCCGCACCTGTTACTAATGAACCTTCTTCAAAGATATGAGAACCGAATCTCTCAATCTGTCCTTGAAGAATGGATTGGGATTGTGTTAGTTCTCTTGCTTGTAGAGGACGCCCAGCTCGATAAAGTATTTTACTATACTTTTTATCTTCTGAATAATCGTCATAATACGGAGATATATTTAAATCTGTCTTTTCTGGCATAATTCCACTCTTTTATTTTAATGTGGGGAACAAGTCCCCACGAATTACATTTCGATGATAAGTTTGATATCTTCGATTTGGTCAGCAGCACGTGTTACCGCACCTCTGTTTTCAACATATAATAAATTACCACTGAATCTTTCTACTTCGGGGAATGCAGCATCTACTGAAGAAACATCACTAATACTACTTGAACCTCTGAATACTGTATCAGAAGCTGTAAAGGCGACATATTGACCTTTAGCATTGGCAATCGGTTGGTGAGTAACAACGTTACCACTAACTGAAATCACTCTTGATTTTGCAGTTCCAGCCACTTCTGTACCAGCAGAAGCAATTAAGTCATCAACCTCTAAAGAACTAGCGTTTGCAAGTGTCATTTTTGAACATACATTTGCAGTTGTATCTGTAAACACAGATGTAGTACCCTTAGCAAATGGGTCTTGTAGAAGACCGATTCTTCTAAAGTCATTATCTGTTGGGAAGTCCCCTGAACCTTCAGCAAACTCAAATCTTGAGTTTACAATGATATGGTTACCACCAAGTTCTTCAACTGGGTCTGCACCATGTCCGTTCATAGGTGAAATGATTGGTGTTAATACCGCACCCGAACCAGCAACAAGTCCTGATTGACCTGATTCAGCAAGTTCGATTGAAGCACGTTTGTAACCCGAACCATATGCGGTTGTGGTTAAGTTAACTGCATCGATAGCGCCATCACTACCAACAACAACTGAACATGTAGCACCTGTACCGTCACCAGCAATTGGAACTCCAGTATATGTTCCAGCAGTGTAACTTGCACCACCGTTATCAACTCTTACGTGATATATAGCACCATTAACTGCACTATTCTCAACATCCCACAATGATGAAGAATCGTCTGTTGCAGTAGAACCCAATGTACCATTAGTACCAGTACCAGCAACAGCTGCTACAGCACCAAGAGTTTTAACTGGGATGAAATCTGAAGTAACATATTTGATTGTATCAGCGGCAGTAACTGTATACATATACTTCCAAATATATCCTTGTGGATAAGCGATGTTTGAACCATCAACATCTGAAGTGTAAATTAAAGATGTTGCGGATGTTCCTGTAGGTTTAACGTTTGAACCAACTACAGCGCCTGCACTGTTTCTTGCAGTTCTAATACATTTGTATACATTGTAGTCATCTGTCATTACATAGAATTTACCACCCCATAGATTACTACCATTATTTGGTGTAGTGTTTGCTGTACTGTAATCGTGTGCGTACTCATCGTAAATTGTGTTTAGAGTCCAATCGTATCTTGGTAAACAATGTGATACATCACCACTACCCACTTTCTTCATTGAAAGCATGTCATCAAATGAATCCATCTCTTCGCTGGTTCCGTTTACTGGAACAGGGGGTGAAGTATCAGTTGGCCATGCGTGTGACCTTCCTATGAAAATATACGTTGATGAAGCTGATTCACCAAAGTCCTCTTTGAACTGTTTCGCATTATGGGTACGAAACTTTTCTGTTATAATTGCTGCCATTTTTAGTTATCTCCTACAGATATTTATTATACTATTTATACAGTTATGCCGACTTTACGTAGGCAGAATATGATAAATCTATGCGTTTTCTTTCGTTAGTCTTAAACTTAGGCATAAACATCTTCGGATAAACAAAATCCAAATCTGAAATTCTAAGTCCTTCGGGTATGGAATCTTCATTTAACATGGTTCCATATCCGTCCTCCATCAATATACCATCATCTTCTTCATCTTTAATATAATAGGAGATGCGATATGTCTGCTGACCGCTCATTGTATTTATGGTTTTAAATGTTGGGCCAAATGGGATATATGTTGTAATACTATTTTCAGAAGCTTCTTCGTCTGTTATCGGTGAACCATCTTCCATCACCAATCTTAAACCGTCTTCTGTCAATGTATATTTATCATCAAAATCAATTGTAGCTTCTGAGACAAAGAATGTTTTTTCTTCGTCTGTTGTAGCACTTTCTAATCTTATATTGAACTCACCATCCTCTGATATGAAGGTGGAACCAAACTCACCTTTAACGATAGCACCCACTTGTTCTTCTGCTCTCATTAAACATGCATCTTCTTCGAATTCTATATAACAACCGTCTTCCATAATGAGTTTTTCTTCACTATGTACATGTAAACTTTGTATCTTACCTTGGTCAGCTGCAACGAACTTTCTATTATGATAATCAAGTGTTATTTGATTGTCCATTAAATTGACTGAACCTACAGACCTAACAACACCTCTTACATTATCTACTCTAACTGAAGGAACTGATTTATTAACAATCTTAAGGATGTTCATATGTCGACTTCTATGTGAAGAATCGCCATATTCTGTTCTTGGTTCTGTTATAGAACCACCAGTTCTAGGGTCTGTATTAGATACAGGTTGTCCTGCTTCGTCAAGAGTTAATAGTCCAACACCACCTTCGGGGCCTGTTGAAGACATGTCTGCATGGAGTAAATATGTTCTCAATGAGTTTGAGAATGCATCGGGTACATACAAAACAGGTTTCATAACCAAGATAATTGTTGGTACAAATTTAGATGTAGGTGAAATACCTGTTACTGACTTTTCTAGTCCAACCTCACCAAAGAATATATGTCCAGCAGGATGTAACAAGTCCTTTACTACTGACCTGTATTTGTTAATAGACTCTGCAACTTTAATTACATATGAGTGTGTTTGATAATACAAACTATCTTGTAAGTGGTTAGCGGAAGTATTGAGTTGTCCTTTGTCTGTGACAAACTGTTCTTGCATGTTACCTTCACCAGCAAACTTACCAATACCATTATATGGATTTGTTTTTAAAATCTTAAATGTGTCGACATTGTTAAATGCAACAGTCTCATTATCAGCGAAACAACCGCTTAAGTTTTTATACACTAGTATGTGTCTTGTTGCATCATACTTAACAATGGTTGCAGTACTTCCTGAAACTTGTCCTTCAATGACTACATTTTGTTGTGGTACTGCTGATGGACTACTAATTAACATTGGGAAGAAACTAGTATCTGATAAAATACCATCTGAATAGAAATGACTACCCTGTTCGATGAGATTTATAGATGTGATACCACCGATATCATCTGAGTATGCAAATAATCTAGCACCCTCACCTCTAGTAACCTGTGTTTCGACATTCACTCTACTAGTGGATGTTGTACCACCAATAATTGATTCCCCATTTTGGTATCCACCAGTGTCTGTCGGCAATCGTTTGACCACTAGTCGGTTTCTATCTTCTTCTATACGCAAGATAGTAGATGTTGCACCAGTTGTGCCACCTGTAACTGTTTCACCAACTTCAAATCCACTAAGGTCATTAAAGTAAATGTAACCACCAGGCCAACAAGCAGGGACTTGTTCGTATCCACTACCACCTGATTTAATTCGTACACTTCTAACATTTCCTATGGTAGTTTCTAGTACAATGGTATCTCCATTGTTTGTATTATCTTCATATGTTAGTCTGTTAAATTCGGTATATAAGTCGACTCTATCGCCAGCATTCAAACCTGCAGTGAATACAACTCTATCGTTTCTATGTGTATAATCGTGTGTAGTGTAAGTAGTGTTTGGTGTTTGTCTTATATCATTTTTAAAAACTACAAGGTCTGCATCATTGAAGAATATTGCCATACCATTGTCATCTGTAACTCCAGCACCACCAAATAGTGTTTGCCCTTGAGTTGCAGTAATAGTAAAGTGACCATATGCTGTACCACCTTCGAGCATGACTTCGTCACCTACAGAACCAATTACTGCTTCTGCACCACCACCTGAAGTTCCAACATTATCAAATACAATTAAGTCCTCACCCTCATAACCAGTACCTTCTGCATCGATGTAGATTTTAGTGATACCACCTCTAGTCAAACCATCAACAGCACCTCTAGCGTTTAGTGCTGTGTGATTACTTTTACTTCCAGTGAATTCTATAATATCATTCTTAGTGTATAATGAACCTACACCTTGTTGTTCAAATAATAGTCCACCTTCATCTTCACCTTCTAGTAAGATGACACCGTTATCGTCATGCGATACATAAGTTGAAGAGGATTCTCTACTAACTTGATTGATGATACCTAATATAGTACCAGTATATTCTGTTATACCATCTCTGTCAATGAAAGTTACTACACTACCTTGAGTGAATGTGCCTGAGTGATTTATAGTAATCTCTAAGGCATACTCTTTTGCATCGAAGTTATCTACGAACACATTTTCGATAATAGCTTCTGCTTCTACAAATTTGCTGTTGGGGGTGTATTGAATAATTCTATCTGTTGCAGATGGTAGTCCTGTATCTACTACAACACGTAATCTTCTAATTTCGTTATAACCCGATTCAGATATATACTGTGTTTCATTATCGGGATATCTAATTGTTGCATCCTCACCGTACAACAATCTCATAAGGAACTTGACTGATTCAGCAGTACCTTTTGATTGATATAAATCTTTTATGTTTTTAATCGTAAGTCTACGATTAACAGTATTACCAATATCTAAAGATGGGATTAAATCATTTTGGAAATACTGAAGGAATTCTTCTGTTGTTCTGTCTACATCTGAATAGTCTAACAACTTATTTGTTGCAAGAACTGTATTCTGTTTGAAACTTTCTACAACTGCTGTTTGTAAAGACTCTCTACCAGTAATAGTTTCTTCTTTTTGAAAACCATGTCCTTCAATTGTCTGTACATATAGTTTATCAGTTGTAACTAATGTTATCTTACCAACTGACTTACTTTTACTACCAACAACATACTCACCCTTAATAAACGGGGAAGCAGTCTTTTCTGTGTTAGTAATACTTTGTTCTGTGATTATGTTTCTTGACTCATCACTAAACCTGTTAGAGACGGTGCCGTCTTCTAATATTAAGTCCCCGACACCGTCTTCTAAACTCAAGTTATCTAAAGTAGATTGTGAAGAGAGAGTAATAATCTCTGCTTCTAAAAATTCAAAGTACGCCTTTAGAAAGCTTTCAAGCGCTGGAGATTCTTCCTTCAAATACTCGGGAAGTAAAGAAGGAAGTCTCGAACTCAAACTATCTGTTTGGTACTCTTGCATATATATCTACTTAAGCAAAACTTACTGTTGCGCCAGTGTTAGCGACTAGGTTCCATGCAGTACCAGTCCAAATCAATACAACAGCTTCACCTTGTGAATCTAATACGATTTGTGGAGCAGCTGTAGTTGACTTCTGCCAATTAGTAACTGTAACTCTACCTTCGTATGAAGATGCTGGTTCTGTGCCTGCGATAATAATTTTTAACTGACCAACTGCAGTACCATCATCCAACGTAAAGTTGGTATGAGCACCCCAACCATTACCATTAATAATAGTAACGAATGAAGATGCAAGGTCTGTTGCACTTGCTGTTAAAGTTGTGATATCGTCACTCGCCAAGAATGTAGGGATGTTCTTAAAAAGTTGAGCAATAGTCATCTTTTTATTAACAGGTGTACCGCCTGGGTTGTCTACGATATGTAGTAAATCATCTCCACCAATTGCTGCGTCAGCAACCGCTGTTAATGCGCTAATTTTTTTATCTGCCATTTTGTTTTTCTCCTATAAAAACCAAGTTAATGGAATGCTACTCTAGGCACACACCATGTGTCCTAGACCACTTTATGCATACTAATATGATGTACTAGATGTTGAGTTATACCCAACACCAGCACTACTTTCACCACTTGCGATGGTGTCTATCTCACCTTTAACCGAAATCATTTGTTGGTCGATGTCAACTAGATTACCTCTAGAAGCAACAACATCAAATGATGCTGGTATAATGGTGAAGTCAATCGTACTATCTGTCTTCTCTGTTGAAGTGAAGAAGATATTATTAATTGAAATTTTACCAGTAGAATACTCAACTGTTCCAGCTGAATTATCTAGATAAATTCTTGTTGCGCCTGATAGATAGAATCTTCTTAGATTTCCTTTTCCATCATCGTCAAAATATTGTGTGTTTACTGTGTCCCCTGACACTTTGAAACCAGTGGTAACTATGATACCACCTATTTCTGTTGCATAACCTGCTACAGGGTTGTAGAACCCATTACCAAAGTCTACTGTAACACCTTTGGATTGGTCTGTACTCACTTTCTGTGATTTACGTAATCTTAGGTTTGTGATGTTAGAAAGTATAGAATCATTTGCTTCGTCTATAGATTTCACTAAATTAGAATGTCTGAATATAGAATCGAAGTTACTTAAATTAGATGCATCAAATGTGTTAATAGCATTGGTTATAATACTCTCAAGTTCACCTTTACTTAGTGTGGTTCCAGCAGGGTTATATTTGAATGTAGTAGAAATTAATATCTTAATAATCTCGGGGTTGACAATAGTTGGTCTAACTGTTAACATGTTTAATGCATTCAGTTTTTGGACAACTTGTTTCTGTTCCACTTCTGATAGGTAGTCTGCGTTCTTAGGTTTAAGTGCAATAAACACTTTACCATATTCGGGTGGATTGTTGTCTTCACCACCCCATACTGCAACTGCATCTGCGTTTGGATAATACTCACTGACCTTTGCTTTATAGTCATTCAGCGTTACCAGTCTGTTTTGTGAAGTGTAAAACTTTGTTGCTTTAAATTTGATTGAGTCGATAGATTCTTTTTCAGAACCACCAGCGGCCTTGCTACTAGTCAATACAGAAATATTACTGAAACCATTAATACCATTTACAGGTGTGAATGTCTGAGCACCATTTGCATGATAGTCATCGACTACGATATAAGTTACTGTAATGATGTCACCATCTTTAAGAGCTGCACCTAGTACACCATCCCCAAAATATATTTCTCTATACCCATCTTCGTTTTCTTGTTCATAGAATACTTTAGATGTAGTTGTGATATTTGAGATACCAGTTGACAGTGTGTAAGTAGAAGAAGTCCCACCTGAATTCACACTTATTTGGATGTGTTGTTTATCTACTCTGGCATTACTAAGGACAAACTTTGGATTTGACATTTGTGTATCAAATACAAAGGTATCATTTGCATAAGTGCCTTGTGTGAGTCCTACGTTTGGATATCTAAATTCATTTCCGTTCTGAGATGGTTTCACACTCTCTGTAACAACAAAATCATAAGTACTTCCATCATATACAGTTTGATAGATTGAACCCCTGTTGAGTGTCATGTCGCCAGAAGTTGGTATACTACCATCGCCATTTCTAACACTTGAAAGAGTCAAATCAACAAGTGCTGTTGCACCAGTTTCTGAAGAGGGAACAAATCCTAAATCTTTAGCACGAGATACTACATTCTTTCTTATCTGTGCGGAATCAAGAAACAATTCACTACCAGCAATGTTAGTGTTAACTGCACTGATATGGGAAGAGTATGCAAGAAGGTCAATCAATACTGACATAGTTGACCCTTCGAAGTTATAATCTTTTAGTTGGTCTTGTCCCTTTAAAAAGTCTTTTAGATTCAGAGCAATATTATCAAAGTCTAATTCCGTAATGTTTAATTGTGAACTGTTTACTTTTGCCATTTTATCTTACCCTCGTTACTGCGATTTTTACGGATTGGTTTTTTACTCCATTTTTAATACTATATGATACTGATACATCTAGTGTGTTGGTATCGAATTTATCTTCATCTATACGAATTGATACATTCTCAACTCTTGGTTCAAAGGTTGTTATAGTTTTAGATAACGATTCCCCAACTCTTCGGATTCCTCTATCTGTATTTAATTCAAATAGTTTACTTGTTAGATTGCCACCAAAGCCTGGTTTGAATGGTCTTTCATATGCATTTGTTAGAACAATATTTCTTACTGCCCTTTTAATAGATGCAACGTCTGTTTTCCTAGTCACATCGCCAGTAACTGGATGTGGTTGAAACAATAAATCCAAATCAGAATATAAATTTGAAGTTGCTACGGTTGAAGCATTGTTTTTTACATCTTTCATAGTTCTATTTATACGTTCTTACAGCGCTTATGCATCGGGAACACTTGTATTTTTCTTCTTACCAGCATTTGAACCTGAACCAGTATCTTGTGAAGTTGCTTTGTGTTTATGGGTTGCAAGTGTTGGTTTGTTACCAGCAGAGGTTGATATATCCCCTGTTGCATGTATTGTTTTATCGTTAGTTTGTATACCAGTGATATGAACCGTACCGTCAACTGTTAAATTTGTAGTCATTTTTGTAGTTGGTGAAGTGAATGTAGTATCACCAACCACATCAGCATTAAGTGTTCCACCAATCTGTGAATCAACATTACCATCAATGACCTCGGATACATTACCCTTAACATATAAGTCAACGTTTCCTTCCATAACCTTAGTGTCAACATTACCCTTGAGTACTGTTGTAGATACATTACCTGTATTCACATTGATAGTGACATTACCTTTTTCTACAGTTATATCAGCATTACCTGCTATATAAAGTTTGTCGTCTTTTGCAATTACTTGATAGTTATCATTTACTATACGTTGCACCACACTACCATCGGGATGGATTTCCTGAAACGTTCCTGAACGATGTTCAATCGCTAGTCTTTCTAGTGTAGGAGTGTCATCAATTTCTATCAAGTGACCCGATTCAGTTTCTATTGTTTTGTTAAAAGGATATATTGGTGCCGCTACTGAAGGTATCATACCCATCGGTGTATCGGGTTTGGAGTTAACTGCACTTATATCTCTACTAGTGTAATCTTTATCTCCTGTTGCGGATTGAGATACATCTGTCTTATCATAATACAACGGATAGTATGGTAGGTCTGAATCAGTAAGTTCTAACTCTGTTATTGTTGACCCTGTTCCATCTATAAGATTAATTTCTATCTCTTGAGGTTTCTTGGGGAACTCATCTAAACCTTTCTCTAAACCAAATGTACGATTTGGAGATTGTGAAGGTGAAGCGCCATCGGGGGTGTCAGCATAGTCTGCTGATGTTAATCTACGTGGGTCATTAAATCCTTTGATGACCTCTCTCTTTATTAACTCATCGGTTATAGATTCTCTATATCCTTGAGCAGGAATCCCAGCAACAGACCCTGTTACTACAAAATCTTGTTGGACATTTTAATCTCTAAAGTAACCAATAACAGTAGACCCCTCAACGAGTCCGTGTTGTGTTCCGAATCCCGATAGTCCAGCAGAAGTTGTTGGTAGAATAACTTGAGACCATGACAAATCGGGGGTTGCAATCATCTGTTTATCATCTGTATGTAAACCATGTACACGAACACGAACCCTACCAATCTTTAATGGGTCGTTACGGTCTTCTACTATACCATAAAACATTTTCATTAATCGTCCTCGGGTGCTTCCATAGTGTCTTGTGGGTTGATGGATGTTATTGATTTAGCAAAACTCTCCTTAACACACTCTATATTACATAGACCACCATTCTCTAATACATTTCCTTGGAAACATATATCAGTAATTAAATATCTACCGTCATTCAGTTTATCTTTACTTTCTGCATTAGATGCTAGTTGCGGTTCGGGCAATTCTAACTTGATAATAGTTCCGCAACTAATATCTGTTCTAAATGGAATAGACACTACCATAGTATGTTGTTGTAGTATCTCCATCATCGATTGTCTTTCTAATTTTGCGTTGTCTTTATTCTTCTGACCTTGAAACACCTCATTTTCAGTAAGAGATGTTGATTGGTCAAATACATGTGTAGTAGTGTAATCATAGACCACAACACTATCAAATGCTTTGTTGGGTGCTAAATTTGCATCCACCTCAGTTACATTTGGAGATACAAATTTGTCAACAATATCTTCTGTAGTAAGTGTCATCTCAGTAAAAGATTCACCACCATCTGTTAATATTATTGGATTTTTGCCAGAAACATGATTACCCTTTTTAAAACTTTCTTCCAAGTCAAATACAATATCCTCTTCAATTTTCCTGACGGGGTCATACACTTTCATGGAACTAGCATACGCTCCAGCGATAGTACCTCTAAGCGTATCGAATGCTTGTGGTTTAGTGTAACTTATAATTTGTGTGTTCAAACCACTTGGGGCATTGATGTCGGTTTCTCCAGTATCTAAGTTTTCTGTTCTTGGTCTGAAAGAAAATGACAGTGGGTATTCTTGTTCCATCATACTGTCAATGGATTTGAACTTATACTTACCATTTAATGTTTGGAAAAAGAACATACCATTTTTAAATGATGTCTTGTTTCCTATAGATGAGTTTTGTGTTATCCAGTCTATTATTCTAGAGACTTTCCAGTTGGGCCATATCATCTGATTGTTGTCGGGCATGGTCGTTTCCCATGAGTCGAACTCTTCGGGTTTCATCTTAACGTCTTCTACTAAGATATTTTGTAACATCTTATCATACGAACCACGCATCGCCTTACTTACACGTACACGTTCACACGCAAACATTCGTGGGTCACATAGTCTCAATACATACGTCTGTGTAGTATCATTGACACGGTTTATATTTGATGCCTTATATACACGAAAGTCTCTATCGATACTATCTTCTTTAGCCGCCTTTTCTCCAGTTCCCTGTTTCATAGATATAGAAACACGTATGAACTCCTGACCAGTAAACCTGAAATTTTTAATTAGATTAAGACCATCAATGAAGTGTACTTCTCCAGTAGTGTACTTTTTATAGATAGATTCGTACAAGCGAAATCCAGTTATGAGTTTGGTTATCTCAACGGATTCTTTAAATTGATTGGAGAGTGTTATTGAGTTTATAAAAAACTCACCACCCTTACGGTTATCTGTTGTCATATATTAAACTTGCAAAAGTGATTCGTATTGGGTTACCACAGTTTTTATATACTGTGGTTTGATTACTTTAATTTTTCTCTTATCTTCATTAAGTGCATTTTCCATTTCCCATATACTTACACTTTGAAATCCAGCCTGAGGTGTTGTGGATTTTATACCCTTACTATTAATGTAGTGTGATATGGAATCTCTTGGTTGCACTACACCTTGTACTGTAGAACTCTTGAGAGAGCCTGTTATAGTTTGGTCTGCAATCCAATCTCCAGCAGTAACTCTAAGTCGATTGTTTGATGGGTCGACCTGTAATACGTGTCCTGTTGTTGTACCTTGTGTGACTAGTTCACCCAATAAAAATTTATTATCGGATGTGATATTGCCCTGACCATCTGTGTTGTGTGGGCCAACAATATCTGTTGAAGATGATGCGGTTAGATATACACCTTCATATTTTCTATCTAGATAATTATTAAAAGTGGAGTTGTCCATATACCAATCATAGTAATTATCTATCTCATTCACTAGGAATAGTACCCAGTGTAAATCACTATCTCCGTATAGTTTGGAAGCAACTATATCGGGTCTTTCACCTTCATCTAATTGATAAAATTCATAATCAACAAGTGTATTAACTTTTTGTAATTCAATCTTGCCTTTACGGAAGAAATCTTTGATGTGGATAATTCTACCATCATTAAGTTTATACTGTATCGTTGGAAAGTTTTTAAATAATTGTGATGCCATAATTGTTATCCGTTGTTTCTATCTCTTTCGTCCAGCTGGACGAATTGGTTGTTACCAACACCTATACTAGTGTCTGCTTTTGGGTGTGGTGATATCAACTGATACGTTTCCTGTGTAAGAACTTTAATCTCAGTAAATGATAAATTCAACTTCATCTCTAGTGGTGTGCCATCGGAAAAAGTCTCTAGTGTACTACCACCACCATATGTTACAGATGCATCTGTAATTACTGCTGGTAAGAATCCGTCCATAGTTTTTGCAATAGGCCCTTCCCATCTTAAATCGACAATGTTCGGATAGTTGAAATAATTCTCAATCTGTGATGACTCATCCGAACCAAAAGTGTCGGGCAACATGGCAGTTCTTAAAGTGTATATAATTTCTTTACATACATCTGCTTCTTCTTGTGATACTGGTCTCATTGTAAATTCCATATTGAATGAACGGAACCCAACACCCTCTAACATCTGTTCTTTCATCGGGTTGACTGCTTGTCCCTGTGCAAAGTTAACAACATCACCTGTTGCCATATTAGCCATCTTATTTAGACCTGATGATATAGCAGCATTCAATGCATCACCAATTGCCATACTTGCATCAACGAAACCATCTGCCCCCATGAAATCCATAACACCCCTTGCAGCTACACCGACATCAGCTTCTTTATATGAAACCTTTGCCTCACTTACTTGACCAGTAGGAACGTACATATAAATGTATGTGTCTGTGTCGTTCATTAAGTTTTTAGCATTAGCACCACTGTTCTGTTGTTTTCTTGGTCTAATTCTCATTTCTAGATAGTTGTTAAGTTTTTCTAAAGGATATTGTAGTTCCTTTGTTTCTCTTGCTGGGGGTCTCTTAGCAGCCTTAATGGATTTCATTTTGTTAGCAGCATCCTCATCTTGATTGAGTCTACTTCTTCGTCCTTCTAATATCTCTCTTTCTTTATCTGCTAGTTCTTTAAGAGCATCATAGTTTGATAGGTCTGCGATTGTTTTCTTGTAGTCTGTATTTGAGATTTTAGACTTCAGTCCTTTTACTGATTTCAATGCTGATGAAGCAGAGTTGACTTTCGATAGAATTTTGTTTAGTGATGCCATGTATAAATACCTAGAGTTTCATTATTGTTACATCTATTTATGTCATATAGCGGACGGTTTAAACCGAAGAATTACAAAAAATATACAGGCGACCCCACAAAGATTGTCTATCGTTCGCTGTGGGAGCGAAGATTCATGCAATATTGTGATGATAACACTAATATACTGGAATGGGGTAGTGAAGAAATCATTATACCATACATTTCTCCTGTGGACAACAAGGTTCATAGATACTTCCCCGATTTCTACATAAAATATCGTAACACTAAGGGTGAAGTGTTATATGAAATCATCGAAGTTAAACCCAAGAAGCAAACCAAACCACCCAAAGAACCCAAGCGAAAAACCAAAAGGTATATCAACGAGGTTGCAACATACCTTGTCAATCAAGCAAAGTTCAAAGCAGCTAACGAATACTGCAAAGACCGTAAATTTAAATTTAGAATATTAACTGAAGACCATCTAACTTAGTATAAATAGATGTATGGCATCTATTCTTAAGAACTATGACAATTTACTTCCGTCTGAGATTGAAGAAAAGTCCTTAGAAGCTAGAGAATGGTTTAAGGACAATCTTAGAACTATAAAGGTCAATCGTAATAAGTTACTAGTAGAAGGAACACCAATAAGAAAACCATTTTTAGGTACTCTAGTGTTGTTTAATTATGGTGCAAAGGGGTATGCTACATTGCCTTATTGGGATAAATACCCTGTAGTGATACCAATAGAACCTAGAAGTAAAGGATTCTTAGGTTTAAATTTACACTATCTCCCACCAAGAAAGAGATTAGAATTGTTGGAAGTGTTTGACCAGTTAGCAGTAGACCCCGATATGGGGGATGATGAGAACACTAGACTAAAACTTACATACGATATGGTTAAGTCCATATCAAAGTTAAAATGGGCAAGACCGTGTGTGAAAGAGTATCTCACAACACATATTAAAGGTCAAATAAGAGAGATACCATATGATTACTGGGACGTGGTTGCAATGTTACCATCTCAGAAATTTGTAGATAACCAAGGTGCAGCATTCAATGCAAACACAGTATACGCTGAATCACTCAAGAGGGTAGTGTAATGAAAACTTACTATGCAGTAAATACATCATTTAGAAAAGATTTCATTCTAGTATGCTCACTAGGGTTTAATGTTGGATTTGTATTGGCATTGTTATTTATTTAAGGAAGTATAATGGAAGATAAACCAAGAAATAGACACGACTCGATAGACACTATCATCGGTGCAATTAAAGCTCCAGCAATGGCAAACCAATTTGAGGTTGCGTTTTTTGGCCCTCAAGGGTTAACACTTAATGCAGTTAGATGTAAGACTGCAACTATTCCAAGTAGAAAAATAGAAGTTACTGAAAAGAACACACAAGGTAAATCTAAGTTTCTTCCAACAGGTAAAATTGATGACGGTGGAACTGCAACATTCACATTCTATTGTGACATTGATTTCTTAGATAGAAGAATCATGCAATTATGGTTAGACTCAATCTATGGTGGTGACACTGCAGCTCCTGAACAAGGAGAAGGTTCAGACCCAAACACACAACCTATCTTTGCATTCTATAAAGACTATATTGGTGAAGTAGAAATTAAACACCTTAGAAAGGATGGGTATAATCCTACCTTTGCTTCTGATGGGCAACAAGGTGCAAGTCTAATAACAAGATTACATGATGCATATCCAACATCAATCGATGAACTGGTATTGGATATGGCACAAGGTGAAATGTTAAGTGTAAGTGTACAATTTGCATACAGATATTTTACTACAGAATATGTGGAAAGTAAAAATCCACAGAAAACTCCTCACCCTGTTTATAATGGTGAAGGGACGACTCCGAACGGACTAAATAGTGGTAGGAGTCAAATCGATAACTTGCAAGAGGCCTTAGCAATCGGTTCTAGATTTTCTAGTGCTGCTGGAAGGTTACAGAATAAAGTCTCAGGACTTACTACTGCAAAATCGAGGATTGATAACAGTTACAAGAATGTGAGAGACCTTTTTGGAACTCAATAAAATATAATATGGAGTAATTATGGCATTACCGATTCAGTCGGCACCGACTTATAAAACAGTGCTACCTAGTAATGGTCAAGAAGTAGAATATAGACCATTCCTAGTAAAGGAACAAAAAGTTCTAGTCATGGCAAAAGAAAGCAATGACCAAGAACAAGTTATGCAATCAATCATTAAGATGCTTGATGCATGTACATTTGGTAAGTTAAAGATACCAAATATTGCTATGATGGATATGGAATGGTTGTTTATTAAAGTCCGTTCTGTTTCAGTTGGTGAAACATCTAAGTTAGTACTTGGTTGTACAGACGAAGGATGTAGAGGAAATGCAAAAGTAGATTTAAATTTGGAAGACATTGAACCCACAAGTGAAATGCCTGAAGACGACACAGTCATGTTAACAGATGACTTGGGTGTTAAATTGAAAGTTCCTAGTGTTAGAGACATCGATGGATTGACAAAGATGGACGAAACACAACAGAGTATGGAGATTGTGAAGAGATGTATCACTTCTGTATTTGATGCCGATGAAGTGTATCCTATGGAAGATGTATCTCAAAAAGAGTTGGATGAGTTTTTTGATAGTTTGACGTTTACTCAACTAGACAAACTCGGGCAGTTCTTTGATAGTTTACCAAAACTAAGACATGAAGTAAGTTACTCGTGCGAAATATGTTCCAAAGAGAACACTAGAGTACTGGAAGGCATCCAAAGTTTTTTTTAATAGGCCTTTCCCACGAGTCGGTGTTGAATTTTTATAACACCAACTTTCAGTTAATGCAACACCACAAGTATTCATTAACTGAACTAGATGAGATGATACCATGGGAACGAGAGGTATACATCAACCTATTACTTCAACACTTAGAAGAGGAAAGGCTAAAGAACGAACAACGAAAAAATAATTAATATTCGTTATGTGTAAGTGATTCATAATAATAGAGGACACAAATTATGAGTGACGACAAAAAAATTAGTCAAGGTAATGTCGAGATAGATGTTGCTAAGTATACAGAGATGGTCTTGAAGTTAGACGAAGCACAGGACAAAATCAAAGAGATGGAGAAGTTATCTAAGGAATTGCAAGTTGCAACAGCAGCAGCAAAACCAAAAGAAAGGTTCTCTATTGGTGCATTGTTCAGAGATGAAAATGACATCAATGAAAAAGCAATCATAGGATTTGCCTCATTCTTTTTAATGGTCGTATTCGGAATGGCAGATTTAATTACTGCATTTTGGGATATGGACTTAAAAGTATCTGACACTATCTACACTTCATTTGTTGTAGTAACGTTAGGTGCGTTTGGAATATCAGAAGCAGGAAAAGCATTCGGAAAATAATTAAATGGCAGATGACAAGGACATAAAGAAGATTAACGATAGAATCACCAGTGTAACGACTGACATAGAAAAGACGTTACAACAAGGTGGTAGAGATATCGATAAGGGCATGAAGAGCGTTAACAAACGGTTTGGTGCTTCTATCGAAAAACTTAAAACTACTAACCAAGCACTATCTAAGATATCACTCGATTCTATCAATACTCAAAAGTCCACCTACTCAGGCGCTTTACAGGGAAACAAACTTTTAGGTTTGCAATCATCCCTTGCTGGTGTTATGGAAGGAACTGTCGATAAGTCATCTGAAGAATTTAAAAAGTTAGAGGACTCCTTTCCTGAAGTGGATTTGACGAAGTACGTCAACTCACATAAAAAATTCATGGAAGCAGCGGAAGAGAATGAGAACCTTGCATTCCGTGAACAGATGTTGAATGGTAAGAAACAAGCACTTCAAGATAGACAAGAACAACAAACAGAAGCAATCCTTGGTAAGACAGAACAATATCAAACACTTCTTAACGAAACTGAAACAGCGAGAAAAGATGCTGAAAAACTTGCTAAAGAGTATGCACTAACAGGTGCAGCTCAAACTGCCAAAGACTTAGGTGAAGCAAACAAAAGAAGAGATGAACTCGATAAGAAAGCAGAAGAAGTTAAGAAAAGAACTATGGAGTCTTTGGATTTAAGATTTGCTAAGGAGAAAGAAACTCTAGAGTTACAAGGCACTAAATTAGATGAGTTGAAACAAAAGAACCAAAAGATACTTGATAAACAACAAGCAGTTAAAGATGTAGAAGAAACTTTAATTGGCGAGAAGATGGCAGAAATTTCAACGGATTCGGGTCGTCTTGGTCAATTCTCTGATGGTCTTAAAACACTCACAGGGTTTGACCTTGTCGGACTTGCGGATGATGTAGTTAAAAACATTGATGCTGTTGGTAAGGTATTCGGTACAGAAGACCTATTCCAAAACTTGGTAATGAGTACTACGGGATTCTTTACCAGTATCGGTGATGGGTTGAAGAACGGATTGAAAGGACTTGGTTCGTTCCTAAGTTCGCCCTCTGAAACAATTTCAAAAGGTGTTAGTTCTATATCATCTACTCTTTCCGCTGGGTTTGATACTGCAAAAGGCGTAATTACTAAAGGTCTTTCTGGCATATTGGGCGGCGTTAAACAAATGGGGATGTCATTAATACTTGCTGGTAAGTCGATGGTTACAGCTGCAGCTGCATCAATCAAATCAGGCATGGTATTCCTAATGGCTGGTGCAAGTGCAATGGGAATGGCAATACTAAATGCGGGCAGAGCAATGGCCACAGCAGCTGCTGGAATGCTTTCCGCTGTCATACCATTTATTGTAGCTGGTCTTGCATTTATTGGTGGTTTACTTATGACTGCTGGTAGTATGTTATTGACTGCACTACCGTTCATTGCAATCGGTGTTGCTATACTTGCAGCTGGTGTGATGCTCTACAATGCGTTTATGATGATGTATGAGAATGTTGGATGGTTTAAAGGTATCATAGACACTGGAATATCATACATCATGAACATAGGTCAAGCAATCTTTGATATCTTTGCTGGTATGTTTGATTTGGTTGTGGGAC